GCAGTAATGGTTTAGCCCAAGGCAAGTCTTCTGTGGGTAAATGCATTTTATTGTCTGCATCCCATCCAACACAACGCACTTGGCATTGTCCCATCTTTAATGGGTCGTTTCTATTTTCAACGATTCCAGTCCACCAAATAAAACCGTTTTTACCGGCAAAGTCTTTATCTTTTTCCATATCAATACTCTAAAATTTCTTTCACTTGATTTACACTTGCTTGTGGAATGAAAGGTATATTTTGTGATGTTGTTGCAACTTCAATGATTGTTTCATGTTTATCAAAACCAATCATATGCCTAGTTGCAATAATTAAATATTTACCACTTATGGATTCATCTATGTTATCATCACCACCTTTTTCTTTTTTACCAAAATTAGGTGCAATAACATTTACATTAAAACCAGAAGTCAAACTGAAATTACCAGGCATTGTTAACTTGATTCTTCTACCCATCAAATTGGCCAAAATTGATTTTCTCTGTAACAAATATGATTCTGTATTATCTTGTTTACTTAATGTTGTTGGTGCGTTTTGTTTAATATAAGCACTAAATTGTTTCGCTGCACTAAAAAAACTGACTGTTTGTTTTGAATCAAACATTTCAGTACTATCTTTACCATCACGGTTTGGTACAGCAGACATAGTTGGATTTTCGTTTGCATGTTCCATAGAAGAAAATACATCTCCAAAACTAACATTCTTTTTAGTGATTGAACCTGTTATTGGATCAAACCCAACAAATTTTCCAGCATTAACACCAGACCTTGCTTTTTCCATACCATCAGTTTGTGCAACAACTTCTAATGACCTTGCACTACTAATTTCAGATATTGGATTTCCACCTGATTGATTTTTTGCTTCAAAACGAATATCAAGCAAATCAGGTTTATTTAATAAATTAGAAAGTGTTGCAAAATTATATCCCAATATATTTTGATAGAATACAAAATTTGGTGATTGTTTATTATCAACGGCACGTTTTGCACACCATTCAATTGCATCTAATGGCCTTAAATTTGGTATTGTAATATTTCTAATGCCGTAAGACACATCAAAAACACCACCAGAATTATTATTTGAAATTTTTAAATAGTCTAAAAGAATCTTTTGAATTATTTGAGTATATGTTAAATCATAAGATTGATTAACTTTTTGTTGGTCAGAATACATCAATTCATCGGATACAAAATTTAAAATAAATGATTCACTACTTTGATTTTCATTTTTTCTATTAGATTGTTTATATACACGAAATGATTTTTTAAAAACTGCAATGTCAGAATTTTTATCTTTTGCAATATCCATTAATATAGATTCAGAACCATCAAAAATTAATTTTGATGACAATGCATTTGAATCCCTTATAAGTATACTTCCTGTCATAACAGGACTTAATAAACTATCAAAGATATTAATTTCTTCATATATGTTAGAAATATCAATATTACCACCTTTAGTAACAAGAATCAATTCGTTAATATGAAATTGCGTTGACCGTTTAACGGCAAGTGTCATTATTTAATTACTTTCTTAAATTCTTTTTCTATTTGAGGCACAAATTCGGGTTTCAACAAACTAATCTCTCTTTTTGCTTCATTTTCTTCTTGTTCATATTCATAATAAGTTTTCTTTTCTCTTGTAATTGTTTGAGTTATTACATCACCACTTTGTAGTGTAATTGATGATGATGATGTGCCCACATTTGCATATGTTGATGCATTAACTTGAATTTTTTCAACAATAGATTCTTTATCAATATTTGTTCTGGTTACAATTTTATAATACGCCTGAACATTATTAACACTCATTGCCCAAGCAAGTCCAGTTTGTACTGTTGTGTTTGCGGCACCATTTGCAGTATATTTTTTATCCACATACTTGATGAAAGTTTCATATTTCAAAGGCCAATCAAATTGTGGGTCAATTATATCATTGAACAATAAGACAATCCAATGTCTTTCTGAATTATCATAATACTTATGAGCAATAATTTCAGGTGTGTCAGAATCTTGTATTGAATACTTGTAAAATGCTGCGGAATTATCTTTAAGTTTTTGTTCAAATCCAAAGCGTGAAATGATATTCGTTACAGTATCTAAACCTGAAGAATTTGTATTTGCAGTATAAACTGTTTTTGGAAAGTAATTAAAAAATCTAGCCATTTAAGTTATTATCTTTTTATTGTAAATTGTTAATTTAAAAAACCTTTTGCATTTCTATTGACATTTTTTCCTCTTTCATTACCTTTAAAATCATCTTTTGTAAGAAATGTTGTTTCTGTGAACTGTAACATCAATTGAATCGCAACAGGCATACCTGTTCTACCTAATCCAGGTTTGTTTTCACCTGGTACTTCATAGGCACTAAAACCATTAGGTGTATAATTAACATCTATCTGTTTTAATACTGTAGTTGCAATTGCAGGAATGTTAGGATTCATTGAACCTGCATAATAGAATTTAATGTCAAACTCCGAAGGAGGAATTAAAAAACCACCTGCACCCTCAACTAATTCTGGCGCTTGATGGAATCTAAATCTTTCAATAATGCGCTGAACTTCAAGTGCTTCTCTTTCATCTCTTGGATAAAATGTAAACTCAAAATTAAATGACCTAAATCCTGGTGATGAGTATATCATTTCCAACATTGGATTTCTAACTGTACCTGTTGCGGCTTGAAATCCCAATTGTGCAGTACCAGAGCCGGCAAGTTTTCCAACTGCACCAGCTACTGCGGATCCGGCCTCAAGTGCAGCAGATTTTGCAATTGCACCAGCTGTATCACCCGCTTTACCTCCTGCACCTTGACCGCCTTTAAAAGCATCAATAATAGAAGAACCTGCCGCTAATAATTTACCACCCGCTTCATTACCTAAACTTAAATCAGTATATGATTGTGTATACGAATAATTGAGTGTGTCTGGCATATACAAAGCAATTGCATCCGTTGTCAATTTTGTGGTCTTTAGAAAACTCTTATTTGTAATTGATTTTATTGATGTGTCAATATGAGAATTTGTTGATGCAGAATCACCATTTATAGATAAACTTGCTTTAGAGAAAATATTATCAATACTGTTAGCAAGACCTCCTGCAGCTTTACCTAGAGCGCCAGTGAGTCCACTTAATGCACCATTAGTTTGAGCATTCAATTGTGCCAAACCACTATTGACTTTTCCTAGAATTTCTTGTCCTAATTTTTGGCCACCACCACTCAATACTCCACTAATTGAAGGACCTGTTTTTCCAGAGCCAGCATAATCAGATGCCGTAAAATCTTTTGCGGGAGTAAATTTAAATTGTGTTGCAGTTTGTGCTTTTATATAAAAAACCATGTAGTGTGCTTTATCTATACTACCAACATCCATTGGATATTTTAAAGTTGTGGTTTTAAATTGATTATCAACTAAAGCGGCTAAAGGACCCCTTTCTTTAGGTGATCCTTTTTGAAATGTTATATCAGAAAGACCAAAAAGTGCCATGATTGTCCTATAAGAGTTATAGATAGTATTTATGTCATATAAAGGAATGTTCCGTCCTAAAAACCCAAAGAAGTACAACGGCAATGCAGATAAGATTGTATACCGTTCCACATGGGAAATCAGAGTTATGAAGTGGTTAGATGACAACCCAAATGTTATCTGGTGGGCATCGGAAGAGTTGCCGATACCTTATAAGTCTCCTATCGACCAAAGAGTGCATCGTTATTTTCCAGACTTCATCGTTAGGATCAAACGGAAAGATGGTCAGGAGATGACGATGGTGCTGGAAGTAAAGCCAGAGTCACAAACAAAACAACCAGTCCGAAAACGCAAAACGGCACGGTTTATCCAAGAGTCGGCAACATATGCCGTCAACCAAGAAAAGTGGAGAGCTGCCGATTTGTTCTGTAAAGAGCATGGTTGGCAATTCAAAGTGTTAACAGAAAAAGACTTAGGTATTTGAGATAAATAGATAATGGCAAAATTAATTGATAAAATCAAAACATCACTCGCAAAAGAAGGTCTAACTCCCAGAACTAATGCTTCTAGGGAATGGTTGCGAGCAAAAGCCAAAGATTTGAAACCAACATCAATTGGATTGATGACAGACAGGCAAAGACTTAGGACTTCTTCTATGATTGGAAAGATGTACTTCTATTTCTATGATCCAAAGACAAAAGATTCAATGCCTTACTATGATAGATTTCCTTTAGTAATTCCTATTGAGCGATATAACGATGGATTCTTGGGATTAAATCTTCATTACATTCATCCAAAAAATAGAATGATTTTGTTGGACAAATTAAGTGATACAACAAGTAATGGTACTTACGATGAAAAGACAAAGTTAAAAATTAACTACAGATATTTGGCGGCCGCATCAAAAGTATTTGAAGCAACTCCTTGTATTAAAAGATATTTATTCACTCAAATAGAATCTCGATTTTTAGAAATATCCGCAGATGAATGGGATATTGCTGCATTGTTACCTGTAGAATCATTTGTTGGTGCCAGCACAAGTAAAGTTTACGCAGACTCAAGGAAAAAATTCTAATGTCGTTTTCACCAAATCTATTTCTATCTAATATTAGGTCTAAAGATGGCCCAGCAAAGACTTCACGATTTGAAGTTATTCTTCCCATTCCTCCATACATCAATTCTTTTGTTGGAAATTCTATTCTTGAAAAGATTTTAAATTTTCCAAATTCAATTTTTGGTAATGTATCAGATGCAAT